CAGCGTGTTGTTCTTTCGGTGTGCGATAGCGGTTCATCGGTAGGTTTTTCCTGTGTCAAATCACGCCGCACGTGGCGGGCTGGGATGCGTGTTGTTTCGCATCGATTTGCGGTGAATGGCTGTGACGGCAATAACGGCTGGGAATCCAAAGCGCCGGTAGGCGTCAGACTTAGCCTCAACAGTTTTCTGAAACAGGCCGATATAGGTGTACACACCCTGCTTGGTGCGTGCGGTGATGGTGCAGGGGATCATGCGTAGTTCTCCTGCATGGCATCGATACCGCTACGGTGATACCAATGCGCTTCTTGCGCTGTTTGTATGTCCTCTTGTACGTCCTGCTCGGCAAGGATGCGCAGTTGTTCCATGCGTGCGAGTCCTTGCACTTCGGCCAGTGCGTAAAGACGGGCTAAGACATCGCTGCCGATTAACTGATCCGCAGGCATGTCATGTAAATCCGCTAAAACAATTTCCATCTCTTTGTAATGGGCCGCAGACAACGTACCGGCCACCCATTCATCGGCTTCTTCGATTTTTTCAGGGTCGCTTAAATAGTCTTGAACGCGAGCATCGACCTGTTCTGCGAAATACTCTTTAGCATCGTCTTTCGGTGGTTGCAGGCGTGGGTCGTTGTAGCTGCTGTAGCCAATGCCAGTCATGACTCACCTGCCTTTGGTGTAGCAGTGGCGTCAGTACGCATCTGGCCACGGACAGCGCGGACGTGATGCGGCACTGCTCGCGATGCTGCAAAGCTGTAATCTGTGCGGAATTTAACGACCCAAGCCGCGCCCCTCGGGTCATCGTTATCCGGCGTACAAGTCCATATCCAAGGGCCTAACTCCCAACGCAGATAGGCAGCTGCGCGATTAGCGGATAGCGCCTCTTCAAGGGTAGGCACGCGCCAATCGTTATAAGCGCCGATGTCTAATCGGTGGCATTCCTTTGCCGCATCACAATCATGGCCGTACTCATTAGTGCTTGGGTTGAGATTCCAAGCCAGCCACTCCAGCCCGGTAGCCTCATCACGCGTAATGATGTGGTCGCCGTGTTCATCGTAGATTTTGGTGAACCTAGCGCCCTCTGTGGTGGGGGCGTTTTCGAGGGTCGCGGTGCTCATGCGGCCACCTCTTTACTAGCGTCCTTAATCCCTTTTTTTGCAGCTTCAAATATGGAATTGCTGTGAGCTTCCTGCGCTTCATAAGCCGCCTTCACCTGCGGATATAGCGGGTGTGCTTGTCTTAAGTCGATGCGGTAGCTAACGATTCTTCTCTGATAAAGAATCCCTCTAACACCGCTGTAGGGGGAGCGTTCGACCCATGAGCGCACGAGCGGGCTGAATTTGCAGGCGCAACGTCCGAAAATGGCTATCCCGTCCAGGCACTTTGCGTAAAAAGCTTCCTGTAGCGGTGCGTCTTCGTCATCCCGAATGCCGTTCCAATAGAACAATGGCGCTTTTTTAGTCCCTGATAAGGCCTTGCTAACCTGGGGCTGGGCTTGCTCGCTAACGTTTAATGTCATTTCAATATCTCCTTGCCCCTGTGCCGCCGGTTGCGGGTGTCGTGGGGCGATGGAGATAAATTACCATATAGTAAAATTAATTCAATACCAAAAGGTAAAAATATTTGCCGTTCGAAAAGGTTCCATCTGATTTGGTGGCATAACGACAGGTAATGATGCTCCGTGAGTAGACTCACCAAGCGGATGTAGAGATCAAGTGAAACTTGCATTGTCTTGAGATCTCCCATGATGCAAATGGCATTACTTTTTGGTAAGTTCTGCATCAAGAAAAAATAGAATTGTTTAGCTGATTGATTACCCTCAAAGGGTTGATATTTCTTGGATTTTGCGCGAATTAAAATGGCGTTCTATGATGCAGATACATTGAAGGGGTAAAAATCATGCTGACAGATCATGAGAAAGCTGAACGCCGTGCTGTGGTGCAAAGCGCACTCGCAAGCCAACGCATTGAGGGGTTAGAGCCGGATGCGCAAGCCGTTGTTGATGCTGAATGCTGGGCGCGTGGTGAAATGACTATCGCTGCCGCCGTGGACCAGTACAAAGCGCGTGTTCGGCTCCAGATGGCATGAAATACGCAGGGGATCGTGGTGATCCTTACCTGGACAGCGAAACAGGTGTTCTTCGTAATCTCCTTGGAATCAGGGATCAGGGGTGGCTCGATAAAATAGAGTCCACCCTTTCTTTTTTGCGAACCAGCGAATTGCGTGAGCGACCCGTAAAAGGCAAATTTGATCTAGCGCATTTACAGGAAATCCATAATCGTCTTTTCCAGGATGTGTACGACTGGGCGGGTCAAATCCGTCAAGTTGAAATCTCGAAAGGCAACACGATGTTTGCCCAGCAGATTGCGATTCAGAGTGCGGCGCAGCAGATCTTTGGGCAGCTTGCTAAAGAGCGATTTTTGTGTGGCCTTGATGCTGAAGAATTCAGCAAACGGGCAGGTGATTATCTTGGTGAAATTAATGTGCTCCACCCATTCCGCGAGGGAAATGGCAGGACGCAACGGGAATTCATTGCGCAATTGGCTCAGCGTGCAGGTTACCGGATCGACTGGGGCGTGGTCAGCCAGGCGGATATGATTAAAGCGTCAATCGACGCTTACAACGGGGATTCAAGTGGATTGGCTAGTATCATCCGCGAAGGAATATCTGATCAGCTTTTTAAAGATAATGAGTAATCCACAAATACTGGAAACAATTCATCTCTTTGAAGAACTGGCAAGGGACATCAAGAAACTCTTTCTAAGTGCTGAATGAGATAAACGCGCCCACCAATAATTGTATTTTCATCGGCAACGAAGTCAGGATAAAGAGCTTTATCCATGCTGGTAATGTATATGTATCCGTTTCTATCATGTAATGCTTTTATTTGTTGTCCGTTACCTGTATTGACTAGGTAAAGCCCATCCCCAACAAACGTATTGCAACCAGTATCAACAAGCACGGTTTCTCCTGGAAGAATCTTTGGCGACATTGAATTACCGGTTCCGGTAATCAGCTTGAGTCGGCCTGGTGGTGGTAAGAATCCAATGAGTGAGCGGATGTAATTTGGTGGGAACTCAACAGAGTTTATAACTTCAGGTAAATCCTCATTGATACGACCTTGTCCCATATGTGCTTCCGCTTCAATATGATCAACGCGGATATAATTGTTCCCAGTTTTAATGTTAAATGTTGATGATTTCTGTTTCTCAGGAATCTCCTCTTCTGTGGTGTCTAAATAGTTATCTGGCATACCTGCTAACTTTTCGATAGTCCGTGCTTTTTTCTCGCCGAATGACTTTTTCCCATTGAGTAGTCCGGAAAGTTCTCCCTGATTGATACTAATTTTTTCTACGAAAAAAGCTTGCACACCGTCGTGCTGATCTTGAATCCATTGTTTTAGGCGACGTCTACGTAAGGCAACGGTAGCAGAATTAAGAAATGTCATTGCTTTATTTTCACTTACCGATTGGTAATTTACCAAAGGGTATTTAATTGTAATTATCATATGGTAATTTGAGTGCATGGAAACCCTGCGTACCTACCTCGCGACACTCATCCCAGCCGAACAGGCGCACTACGCTCGTAAAGCGAATACCACCATTGGTTACCTGCGAAAGGCTCTCTGCAAGGGACAGCGATTTGATGGTGCACTGGCGCGACGCCTTGATGAAGCCAGTGGTGGCCGTGTTTCTCGTTACGATCTTCGCCCAGACGTATTCGGCACTCCCCCCACAAATCACAGGCAGGAGGTGCCCGATGCAGCGTGAGAAAGAAGTATTTCGCATTGTGTCGACAAATGGCATACCGAACATGACTCCCGCATTCATGAAAAAGACCATTCCGCCGAAAGAAGCACCCATTAGCGCAGTGGAGTTGGAGCGTCGAATCTCATTTTTATATGACAGGGTTTCAAACTTGTTTACGTACATTGCGGACCTCCAAATTAGAACTATGGCTAACCAAGAATCTGCTTTTGCCAGAGGACGAGAAATCAACAAGCGAATAGAGATGCTTAAAAGCGAAGTAGATTTTTTGATGATCCATAAGCAAGCAGAAGATTGTAAGAAGCATCAGGTTTCTAACTAATTCCACGGCTCGGTGTCCTGGTGATGTCGAGCCACTTTTATAACCTTGTGAGTGTGTCCCACGCTGTCCCGCTGAGAGGTAATGAGAGTGACAAGCCAGCAAATCCCTTTGTTTTATGACTCTTACGAGGATGCGATCCGCGATTGCGTGACCGCACTTGGCGGATTCAAGAAGGTAGGGAATATGCTTTGGCCTGCCATGCCCGCCGATGATGCAGGGCGCAAGTTATCTGCTTGCCTCAACACGGAGAAGCGAGAAAAGCTCGATCTGAGCGAATTACGTTTGATCCGACTGGAAGCACGCAAGGCAGGCGTGCACATCCTCGCGTACTACGAAGCACGCGATGCCGGTTACTCAGAACCGCAGCCGTTGAACCCTGAAGATGAAGCCGCACAGTTGCAGCGTGAGTTCATCGCCGCTGTGAAGGGCTTAGAAACCTTACAAGCGCGCATGGCGCGGACGGTGATATGAGCTTGACCACTGCCCATCGCTGCGGTACCGTCGCCGGTAAGGAGCCTAAGAACTCCGGACAAAGCGGTACCCGCACCCGAAACCCATGCGGTTTTTTTACGCCTGCACGTTTTACGTCGGGAGGGCGGCAGCGATACAAGACCCTTTGGGGAAAGCTGCCCGCCGTCTTTGTCCGGTTTCTTAGCCTCCCGACACCCACAGGTGCGGCGCCTAGGAACGTCTCCCTGTGGTCACCTCTCATGACAAAGGAGACGTTTTTATGACGCAGTCCATTATTCCGTTCGATTTTCATTCTCACGCTGTGCGCGTTGTGATGCGCGATGGCAATCCGTGGTTTGTTGCTACCGATGTGTGTACGGCATTGGGGTACCGAAATCCAAGCAAAGCAATCGCAGATCATTTGGACGATGACGAGCGGTCTAACGAACAGTTAGACCGGTCCAGGATGGGTAGCAAAGCCGTCATCATTTCCGAGTCTGGCCTATACGCTTTGATACTCCGCTCCAGAAAGCCAGAGGCACGTAAATTCGCCAAGTGGGTAACCTCGGAAGTCATGCCCTCAATCCGCAAGACGGGGGGTTATTCCGCTACCGGAACGGTGGTGAATGACGATGTGCTCTATGCCATCTGGTTTCTGTGCGGCCAATTCAAGTCGCTGCATGAAACGGTATTCACCAACAAAGTTCCGCAAGCACTGGCATGGCTTGGGGCTAGGCAGATGAGCGGGGCGCTTTACGACCGCCTGCTAGATGGCCTGCACGGCGGCGTTGGCCCTATAGAAAAAGCCCTCGGCCCTCAGATGGAGCGGGTTAGTGGGATTACCTATCACCGCTTCAGCTAACACCTGCGGCTGTCTGGCTGGCCGTACTCCTTAATTAGTAAGGAGTGACTCTCAAATCACTAAACCACCCCCGCAGTTAAAAAGGGCGGGCTGAGGGGTTGGCCTCAACTCGCCCAAAACAAAGGTGAAACTCCTTATGAGAGATTCTATCACGGTTCTAAAACACCCCGTAAATACCCTGGCCAAAACATGGCGCGCTGATGGCTCGGTGAAAGCCTACGACAACGCCAAGTTCTTCCAGGTGGAGCAACGACCGCTCGGTAATAGTCGCGACTTGTCTAACTTGCTCACGGAGCTGGAGCAGAACCCGCATGCCTGCGTGATTCGCGGGGCGTATGTGGGCGATGCCAAAGCCGCTGCGCTTGATACTGAGTTCCAGAAAGGAAAAGTACGGCGCATTGCCGAGCTGTACGAGGATATCCCGCATCACTGGATGCTCGTTGAGATCGACAATTTCGAGCCACTGCGCCGCGATCCGGTGGCCGATCCGGTAGGGAGCATCGGCGAGTTCCTCCACGCACATCTTCCCTTTGGCTTCCACGGCGCAGATTACCATTGGCAGTTATCCAGTAGCGCGGGGCGGGGCGAGTGTGCAGGGAAGCTAAAAGCCCATGTATGGTTCTGGCTGCACAGGCCGTACACCAGCGCACAGCTCAAAGCCTGGGCCGCTGTCTGCGCTCCAGGGTTGACGCTTCTGTATTTAATACGGTGCAAATCCACTACACCGCCGCCCCTGTGTTTGAAGCCGGTGTGACCGATCCAGTTCCAGTGCGTAGCGGCTTTGTGAAAGGGTTTATGGAAGATTCTGTGATGCTGGAGATTGATGCGGCGATACTGGAAAGCGCCAAGGCTGAAGGCAAACCCAGCCGCCAACACAAGCTCATGGCCGCTGCTGCCAACGACCCTGTGGCCGTGCGCCTTGAAGAACGCGGGATGCTCTTATCCACCGGTAAGGCGGGTGAACTCTTTATTGAATGCCCCTTGGCTAAGCAGCATACGCAAGCTTCTAGCCCCACAGCCACCGTGTATTACCCAGCGCATACCGGGGGTTATGCCAATGGCGCGTTTGTGTGCCAGCACGCCCACTGTCGCGGGGTGCCGCAATCGGCGTTTCTACATGAAATAGGAATCTATTCCGATGAGGAAATGCTAGCCATGTTCGAGGACCTCACGGACGAGCCTGCCACGCTTGCCGTTGAGCGGCACGACGTGCCCGAAGCGCTGTACCTAACCACTGACACAGCGAACGCAGTGCGGATTGCCAAGCACTACGGCAAACGGCTGATGGTGTCTGCTGAGCGCTGGTTCGTCTGGGAAGGCACCCACTGGGCGCATGGTATGGATGCGGCGCGCCTGTTGGCGTTAAAACTCTCCAAAATCATTCGCGGCGAAGTGGAGCAATGGCGCACCAAGCGAGCGGACACGGAGAAGGAAAAAAGCAAAAACGCAAAGATCGCTGCTGCGCTGGAGGCATGGGGCAAGAAGTCGGAAATGCGCAGCACTGTAGAGGCGGCGATGGCGCTAGCCAAAAGTATGTTGGTCGTGAAAGCGGAACGGCTGGACACGGACCCCTGGTTGTTGAACTGCGCCAATGGCACCGTGGACCTGCGTACCGGAACGCTCAAAGCGCATCGCCCCGAGGACTACATTACGCGGGTTGTCCCTATCAACTTCGACCCTAAGGCCACCGCTCCTGAGTTTATAACCACACTGGCGCGCATCACCTGCGAAGAAGGGCAGGCCCAGCAGCCACTCAGTGACTTCCTACAACGCTGGTTCGGCTACTGCGCCACCGGCTCGGTACGTGAGCATAAGCTGGCCGTGATGTACGGGATGGGCCGTAACGGGAAAAGTACGCTACTGGACCTGATCTCAGGGATTCTCGGCAGCTATGCAGGCGTAGCCGCCCCTGGGCTGCTGATGGACGGAGGCCACGACCGACACCCAACCGAGATTGCCGATTTGGCGGGACGGCGCATGATGACGGTGAATGAAACCAGCGAAGGTGGCATCTTGCGCGAAGGCTTCGTGAAGCAGGCCACCGGAGGGGATTCACTCAAGGCCCGTCATATGCGTAGTGACTTCTTCGAGTTCCAGCCCACGCACAAGTTGCAATTACTCACTAACCATAAGCCTGTCATCAAGGGGCAGGACGTGGGTATCTGGAGTCGCCTAATGCTCATCTCGTTTAAAGCGCGCTTCGGCACCGCTGAAGAAATTGAGCGGGGGCCGCCCAGTACCCCATAGACCATAAGATCACTGAGAAGCTTGCCGCTGAACGAGAAGGGGTGTTGGCCTGGATCGTGGCAGGGGCTGTGGAGTGGTGCAAGAACGGGCTTAACCCGCCTGGGATTGTGAGGGACGCTTCAAAGGACTATCAGACGGAGCAGGACCGCGTTACTCAGTTCATTAAGGATGAGTGCGTATTGGGGATGGAGCATGAGGAGCCGCTAACCGCGCCAATGGGTGGTGGGTTATACCCGGCGTATACGCAATGGTGTAAAGACAGCGGCGTTTACCCACTGTCCAAAACCCGTTTCCTTGGCGAATTGGAACGGTGCGTGCCGAAGTTTAGAAATAAACGGGGAACCAGAACGGTCGACGGAAAGCGACGCGAGTTAGTGGTCATCCAAGGGATTGGGTTAGTAGACGCTGACATATAACGAAAAGTAGTGCAGCGCCCTCTGCATCTCGCAAATGGCTGTTGGCGGGGTGCAGAGGGCGTTGTTCGTTTTTGGGGTGGCGAATCTGCAAACGCTGCGGGTTTGATGAAATCTGCAAAATTTTACGCGTTAATTTTCTCAGGGTGCGGGGTGTGCGGGGTGTTTTTAGCTTTTTTATATTATCCGTCCCAACTCACTGTATAAAAAATATACAGCATATATAGAGGGAAATAGGAAAACGATAAAAAACGACCCGCACACCCCGCACCCCTAATTGTCAACCCCCCCCCGCACCGTACATCTAGCCACTGCCACACAGACGGAAGGAAACCCTGCGTCTCGCTTAACAAGCTGCCCCCCGCTTGCGATCGTGATAGCAGCTTCGACGGCAACTCCGCGTGGGACTATGTTCATAGTCCGTTTTCGTTTAGTGAAAATCATTTTTAAATCAATAGCTTGAGAACTTTATGGGCGAATTGGCTGGAGCGAATGCTGATTTAGCCCAGCTTGTTCGGCTGGCGCTTGGACGCGGCTTGAAGGACTATCAGACGGAGCAGGATCGCATTGCCCCCTCGCGCCCGTACATCCAGCCACTGCCACACCGACGGGAGAAAGCGCCGCCGCCTCATCAAACAATCTTCTTTATAATCAATGAGTTATACTAGTCCCCATGCTTTTTTGTGATGGGTTAGTGTCCAATGCAAACAACATGCCTGCTGCAACGCTCCAATCCGCCTCGCTTGCTGGCGCGTTTACCTTTGGGTGGGAAGCCCTGCGTTGCGGGATGTGGGGATGTCGTAGGGGTCGGCGTGAGGCCCACTGTCGCTACGGGGCTGCCTGCCAGTGTGCAGGAGTTGGCTGATGTTATCGGACGGAAGCAAGCGTTAACCTTGATTGGCCAGTTGCCGCGTACGTACCCCAAAGGCCGCCGCAGCGGCAAGGTGATTTTGTATGTTCCTAAGGCTTTATCGCCCCATCACCGGCTGGTATCCATTCTGGGATGGGAGGATGCGCAAAAGCTGGTGGATGTTTTTGGTGGGGTAGATTTTGCAGCCAGCCAATTGCAATTACATTGCCCGCCATGCGCGGGATTGTGCTGTTGTGGAGCTTTTGCGTAGTGGTGTGCCCTTTGATGTCATTGCCAAGATATTTAGGATCAGTGTTAGGCACGTCAGGAATTTCGCTGCCGGTATTCCCCCGCACCCGCCACGGAAAACCTGTCACAGGACGTATGCCCAGGATACACGCAGGATGAGCGGCAATGAATGTCTCAGGGACTTGTCATGCAGACCATTGGTGAAGAAGGCATTGCACTGATCAAGTTTTTTGAGGGTTGCAAGCTGAGCCCGTACACCTGTTCTGGTGGTGTGTTGACGATTGGTTATGGCGAGACGGGCAAGCATGTGACGCCTGATATGTGTCTTGCCAATGAGCAGGAAGCCGATGCGATATTACGTGCTCGATTAGCCAAAGAGTTTGAACCGGCTGTACGGCGTTATGTGCGTGTGCCACTCAAGCAACAGCAGTTCGATGCATTGGTATCGCTGAGCTTCAATATTGGTGTGGGCGCGTTTCACCGCTCGACGCTGTTACGCAAGCTTAATGCCGGTGATGTTGCTGGT